TCAAATTGAGGATTCTATTACGGATACTTTAGAGCTATTCCAGAAGTACAGACCCAAGGAACAGTATATCTCCGGTAGTTATAGTCGCGGTCACCATCTTGTGAATGCCCCTGAGGGTACACTGGGTGTAATGGATGTAGACTTTGTGCGTATGGAACACTTAGACTACAACTCGCTAGAGGGTAGTTTACTCTATGACCCCTTTTACTTTCTATCTTCCGGGGCTATGTCGGGTATTGATGTCCAGTTGTATGACTTAACCCGTCATTGGATTGAAATTATTGGCAAAGAGTTCGGCGCTGAGGAGGGATATCTGGTTATGGATAACTACGATATCTTTCTTCAAATCCCAGGAGAATTTAAGGTTTCTATTCTTTGGGGTATGCCCTACGATGACCAAACAGCAATCCCAGTAAACTACCACCAGTTATTCATGAAAATGGCCTTAGCCAAATCCCAATACTTATTAGGTCTTATAAGATCTAAATACGCGGGTGTTCCTGGGGCAGGAGGTCAAATTCAACTAGACGGTGAATACCACCGGGAGAAGGGAGCAGCAGACGAAGAGAAATACACAGATGAATTAATGCGTATTTCTCCTTACTACGTTCCTACCATAAGTTAAGCCTATGTCTCCTACTTTTACTTGCGAAGGTGACCGGAAGTTTCTCGAAGGTATAAACGAGGAAATGTACAAGTTGTATGTGTACGAGGTTGATGTATATAAGCTCAATTATCAAACCGGTACAGAGAATAGACTTTATCACGAGGATATTAACCGGGACATTCTAGACGTTCCTCATTTTACTATGCAGGCACATATTAATGTAGAGGATAATGGCTTAGCTAACCTGTATAAACAGGGCCAACAAATTGACCGACAACTCTGGATGTACACCAGCCGGAAAATAGTAGAAGAGGCTGTTGCCGCTGCTGGTCTTGATCCTATGGATGATGTCCCAACAGATGGGGATGTTATTAAAGTCCAGGGAATACTTTGGGAAATTATTACTGTTGACCCCTGGGGTTACACAATGGGTCAAAGTTACTACCCTTTTGAATACCAGTCTGTCATTGTTCCTTGGAAGAGGTCTGGTACTCCCAAAGATGATACTTACCAAGAGTTTAAGCGTAATTAGTATGGCTATCCACACTCTTGCTCCACGTATTAGACAGGGGGTTAAAAAAGCCCTTAAAAAAATAGGTATATTTAAGCCCTCTAAACATAAACCGCATATATCCTTGAGCACAATCAGGGGGGATTGGGGAGTAGAGGGGTTAGACCAGAGACTTGCAGAAGAATTTGCTGATGACTTAAAAGCTACTATAGAGAGACAAATTATTACCTGGGTGCCCCTAAGTAAACCTTATGCCACTCGAAAAAGAATGCTTGGCCTAGATCCTAGGATACTTATAGCTAAGGGGACGTATGTTAGATCTATAAGACCAGAAAAGCAGTTGGATGGTTCTTGGCAGGTAGCGGTGCCTAACACCCCTCTTAAGGTTGGTAGTAAATACACCCTTCAAGATTTGGCAAGGTGGTTAGAATTTGGGACTAAAAGAATGCCCGCACGCCCACATTGGAGACCAACAACTAATCTTTGGAAAACAAAGGTGTACCAAACAAAACAACGACTTAGGTTTGATCTAGAACAAGAATTCAGAAACGCAGGATTTAGATAATGCAGCACTACACTCCCGATAGATTTGAGGAATACAAACACTCAGTAGATTCTGAGCGGGTGGAGAATTACGACTGTATCTATATTCACGATGCCGCAGTCATGAACAAATTTTCTTTTTGGTCTTTAATACAGGATAAAGACACAAATAAACTAGTAGAAAAAAGAATTCCTCAAGTATTTGGTACGCCTAGGCGTGAATGGTCTGTTTCCGACGTTAACAACCCTAATTCCCAAGAAAGAAGAACAGCAATGGAATGGGACGGAGACTATGACCCAACTCAGCTAGAGCGTATTGTATACCCCTCTGTTGCTGTGACAAGGATAGGGACTGTATTCGACCAGCAACGGTGGACATACACCCCGTGGAGAAAAATTCTTTATTCTTCAGACTTAAACTTAGCTTTAGAGGCCAACTTTCCGCTACCCTATACCTTTTCTTACCAATTTGATTTTTGGGTGTTAGAACAACAACATCTTAGTATGATGATGGAGCAGTGGGCTAGACATTTCTTCCGCCCAACTATTCCCATGGATGTTCATTTTCCTTACCCGTGGGGGGTGCAAAATGTGCATGTGCAGCAAGAGGGGTCTTTTAACAACACTTCTGTACTAGAAACTGGGGAAGAACAACGGGAGCTTAGGGGAGTAACTACACTAAATGTTATGGGTTGGATTCCCCTTCCTTACAAGTGGATTAGAACGGTACAAAAGGTAACTGTTGACCTTATTGAGGAAAGTTCACAAGAAATAATCGAAATCATGGAAACGGAAAGAGCGGATAAAAAAATATTTAAAGAGACAGGGGATAAGGATCTAGTCCTCACTTGGAAGTAAATTATGGCATTAAAATTTTGGCGTCCTAAAGCAAGAGGTTTAAAACACCTAGAGAAAACAGGATTTCGACTACGACGGGGTACTAGGGGACCTTCTGGGATGTTTCATATGGCCGCACCTAAAAAAGAGTGGACAGTGTCGCTCTTTGGTAGCCTCAACGCTAGAAAAGGAACAGTTAAGGACAAAAATATGAGTAATGATATGCTAAAAAAGGTAACCGAGGCCGTAAATAAAAACAAGAACAAGGGAGATAATTTCCAACAGCGTATTAACGCCCTACCCGGACCATCAGCGAGGAAACCAAACGTGTCTAGAACAACTTTTTACAATGATGAGCACTTAACAAAAGAAGATATTGATGCCTTTATTACGGGGCAAATAAATGAAATGACCTCCGCGAATGTCGGAGTAGTTAATATGCCTCTAGGGGGTCGCGGGGATTTTAATACTAAAACAGATCCGGCCTTTGCCGGTAGAGTTGGGTTTGCCGATAGACAAAAGAAAGAAAAGTCATTGAGAGACATTTATAAGGTCTAATAGGCTTTATTACTTAGGAGGATTTCCTATGCGTTATAAAATTATTGGCTTATCTAAGGCTATGCGGTCTGTTTTCATTTTTAAAAAGCAAGCCGATGGTTCTAGAGTATTTGCCCAACGACCAATTAGAAAAGGTATTTCATTCGAGATTGCAGAAGAAGAGATGTCCTTCCATGTAAAAAGATTAGAAGTACGTAAGATCCTGCGTATTATTCCTATTGAAGACGAGAAACCCGTAGTTATCGCAGAACCCAAACTACCGCCAGTAATTCTAGAACCTACTATCGAGGTTATGGAAGAGGCTCCGGCTGTAGTAGTAGAAGAAGTTGAGAAGAAGTCATATAAACCTAGGAAGAAGAAGAGAGTTGTTGAAGAAGACAAGACATAGTTAAAAAATTTAGGTAAGGAGGTTCATTATGTCTGTATATGTTAGCCCTGGAGTGTATGTTCGAGAGATTGACCTTTCTCTGTATGTACCCGCACTGTCCACTACAATCGTTGGTATGGTTGGCCGATCCACTCGTGGTCCGGTTAATGAAAAAACTTATATCACTAACCAGCAGCAGTTTGTCGAGGTCTTTGGTCCTCCAGACGACACTGTAGGTTTTGAATCTTATGCTGCTTTGCAGTACTTACGCAGAGGTCGCCAACTATGGTTTGTCCGTGTTGTTGGTGAATCCGCCGCTCCCGCAACAGGCACAGTAGATGCCCTAGGCTTAACTTCTGTCTCAGCAGAAGTTCTAGGTACGGGGGATACTTCAGAAACAAACTTTGATCATACTCTAGTGGGTTTCCCTGTTGTTCCGGGTACAGTAGACATTACTGCTACCGTTGCTGGCCCACTCCCCTACACCGCCACTGATAACGGTACTGGTGGATTTACTGAGACTACAGGCTCACCTAACGCGGCTCTAGATACTGCCGCTTCTACTGTTGATTATGCTACTGGGGATGTCCACTTAGTCTTTAAGTCTGGTCTTGAGCCTACAGCAACAGACATTACCGCAGACTACGACTACTGGGGAGTTAAAGCTGAGTCCCTAGGAACTAGTACCGGCACTGAACTTGTTTTTGACCACACCCTATCAGAGGGTACAGCGGTTGCCGGAACAGTCTCAATTACAGTGACTCCCACTACTATTGCTGTCCCAGTCGTTATTTATGACGATGGCGCGGGTGGTTTTAGTTCTGGGGCCAAAGTAAGTGATGGTGTTTCTGTGGCGGCTGTGGATGTGTCTGCTTCCACAATTGTTTACTCCACAGGTGATATTCACCTTGTTTTTAACGTAGGTGAGGCTCCCACTGCGGGGGCTGTGCCATGTAGCTATGAATACGTGAGCAACACCAATACCTACACTCTTAGTGCCATTAGTGATGGTGAATGGGGTAATCAGGTCTCTTATACTTTCGAGGAAGACGATGGGGGAGACCCTGCCGCGTTTAGACTTATTGTATTTCATGAGGGAGGCGCTGTAGAGCGCTATGAAAATCTCGTTGGTGACCCGGCAAATGGCGTAAATGACATTCTCACTAGAGTAGAGGGTGTGTCGGAGTACCTAACTGTTACGGAAGTTGGCTCTGTCGTACTCTTTGGTCCTAAAGAGAATGCTACACCCATCGAGCTTACGGGTGGGGATTCTGACTCTGGTGACGCTAATATGGCTGCTAGTATCATTGGTGTTGCATGGGACGAGGCCCTTCAACAGCCTACGGGTTTACAGCTCCTAGCTTCTCCTTCAGCAACCGACCTTAATATTATATGCGCTCCTGGTTGGGCCGAAGCTGCGGTTATTAACGAGCTTATCCAGATTGCTGAAACTCGTGGAGATTGCATGACTGTTATTGACCCCCCAGAAGATCTAAGACCTTCTGAGGTTGTTGATTGGCATAATGGGCAGGGTGACTGGGTTGGTACACACGCTGCCTTCAATAGCTCCTATGCCGCCATGTACTGGCCTTGGGTTAAGATTTATGACTCTTACAACCGCCAGTACGTTTGGACTCCTCCTTGTGGGCATGTACTAGCCGTATATGCTTACACAGACCAAGCTACTGAGTCCTGGTTCGCTCCTGCGGGTCTTAATCGTGGTCGTGTGGTATCCGGTGTGGATATCGCTTACGATCCCACACGCGGCGAAATGGACCTACTCTACGGGAATGGCAATGCCATTAACCCAATTGAGAGGTTCACAAAGGATGGCATCGTTGTTTGGGGTCAGAGAACTCTACAGCGTAAGCCCTCGGCATTAGATAGAGTTAATGTTCGTAGACTCCTACTCTATCTCCGTAAGGTTATTAGTACGGCTGTTCGTTACCTTGTCTTTGAGCCTAACGACGAAAAGACTTGGAAGCTATTCGGGCACTTAGTAACTCCTTTCCTCAATGACGTTCGCCAGCGTAGAGGTCTCTATGATTTCCGCGTGAAGTGTGATGAGACTACCAACACTCCGGCGGTTATTGACAGAAATGAAATGCACGCGCAAATCTTCCTGAAGCCCGTTAAATCTGCCGAGTTTATTCAAGTTGACCTCGTTATTACTACCACAGGTGCTAATTTCGACGAAATTCTGTACTAAGGAGTAAGTTATGGGTTTAAAATCTGGTGGAAAGCAGTATATGAAGTGGGTTAGGAATGCTTCAGACGGAAGGGGCAAAATACGCACAGCTAAAAAAGAAGCTGGTAAACAATGGCGTAAAGATGCCACGAATACTGGGCGTGCTTTAATTGGTAGAAAACTAAAAGAGTCTGAAAAAGAAGAGCTTATTGACGCTATTCTTATGGCTACTTTTAACGAGTAATCAATGGGTTCTAAATATCTTTCTGAGGCAACTAAATGGGAACTGGCACAGCGTGTCGGTTCCCAGTTGTCGCGTAAAAATATCTCACAAGTTATAAGACACGCCTCCCCCCGGAGGAGTATAACTCGTGCTGTTCAATCTCATGTAGCGGCTGATAGGTGGGGACAACGTATGCAAGGCACTGAGAGTGCTCGGTACAGATCCCCCAACAAAACGCAACGAAAGTTTTATGACAATTTACTAGCGAAAGAAACAGCCAGAAAAGATATCGCCCAAGATAGGTTTGCTCTCCATTCAAGAAATGCTGCTAAAAAATTAGCCGGGATTTCTTTAACGCTGGCAACTGCGGGGATGATTAGGAAGGCTTATCTTGCTAGGAAAAAGCAAAAAGCTAATCTAGGGCATAGACAATATGACGTTTTCCCAGAATATGGCCATGCTGTAGTTCCCGCGCACCATTTAAATCGTTTTAGTTACGATGATGGTTCTATGGGTAGGTCTGTTGCAACTTACGGAGAAGCTGTTAAGGATATACTTAACAAAAATAGCCTTCTAGAAAACAGCTTAAAGAGGTAATATTTATTTTGCCTGTGTTATCTAGCTTTATTGGCTTTATTATATGACATAGGTTAGGAGGGTTAGGATGCCTGAAATTTGGAGTCCCATTGGAAGTGATTTACTAGGAGCGAAGCATATCGCTAACCCTGGTGGTGGTTATGAACCTCAACGTTCGCACAACTTTGAGTTACTTATTAATATCCCCACAGGTGATGCAGATATTCTTCTTAAATCTGTTGAAACATCTTTTGGTATTAGCCATAATAGCGAACCCTTGCAGCTGCCATACATGAACGAAACAGTGTACATCGCTGGTCGTCCTCTGTATGCCCCGGGTGCTGTGGTTTACCGTGATATGGTTAACATGGAAGTTTACTCTGCTCTTGAGGCTTGGTACAACTACGTATACGATGCCAGGACATCTATAATTGGTTGGGCTGCTGACTATAAGCAGATGGCAACTTTGACCATGTATGACACCAAAGGAATTATTGCTAGGTCTTGGGAACTTGTGGGTATTTGGCCCCAGGATATTACTCAAGAACCTCCGTCTCATGCGAATGGTGACATCATGCGTATTAATGTCACCTTCCAGTTTGACAAAGCTGTTTGTCTATTCGCCAGTGACTATGGAAGTCCCGCGTTACCGCCACTAGGTGGCTAATACTCTGGGCTAGCTAAATATAGCTTAAGTAAAGCCTACTTTCTCATAGGAAGTAGGCTTTATTAATTAGGATACCTATCGTGTATAATAACCCCATTACAATTTGGAGGATTCCCAATGTCTGATGCCCATGCTCCCGCGTTTCTAGAACCTGTACCAAAAACTGCAATTGTTGTTAAACTCCCCTCTGCCGGTGTGCCTTATAAAGAGGGCAAACCGGAAGCTGAGGGTAAGCTAACTCTTAATGCAATGACTATGATCGAAGAAGCTTCAATTCTTAACCCCAAAAGTGGCGTTTCCTTTTCACAGGCTGTTGATCGTGTGCTACAGAAGTCAATTCAAGAATCTGTTGATGTGAACGGTCTACTTTCTGCGGATAAGTTCTACTTGTTTATGATGCTCCGCGCAGTAACATACGGGCAAGAATATACCTTTCTCTGGGAATGCAGCAAAGAAGTTGATGGTAGTGTCTGCGGATTTGAGAACACGCATACAGTACAGATTCCGGGGGATTTTGAAATTAAAGGTCTTCTACCAGAGGATAAAGAACCCTTCCAAGTAGAACTCCCCGTTTCAAAAAAGAAAATTCAGTTTAGACTATTACGCGGTTTTGATGAGGGTGCCGTGGAAAAATACGAGGCTGACATAGAGGCCAAGCAAAAGGCAGGTATTCAAGCCCACGATACTACAGCGCTGTATAGGCTAGCTAGGCTTATCACACACGTAGACGACAATCCTATAACTAAAGATATCTCCACGAGGCACATGATTAACTTCATCAACTCTTTGCCTGCACAAGATATTTCTGTGCTACGTAAACAAATGTCCCATTTTACGCCTGGAATGGATACCACGATTAAAGTGGTATGTAAACAGTGCAGTAATATGGCAGAAATGGATCTGCCTATCACGTCATCATTTTTTCGTCCAAACTATGACAACGGAAGAGAACCAGTGGAAGACGAAATTCGATATGATGTACTATATGGGGATGAGTCACAAGGAGATAATGAGGATGGACCTGAGGGAACTTCAGTGGTACCACTCCCGGTTGAGGGAAGTGAAGGAAGAGGAGATGGAGCTGGAACAAGCTAAACTTGAGGCTATGGCTGGTGTTTCCGGCACACGCCAGATGTCTGGTAATAGTTCAAACCTTCCACCTCTTGAGGAGTAAGAATGCCCCAAGATTTTAAGTTTAATGCCAGCTTAAAGGACTCCGTAACCCCCAATTTGGGTAAAATTGAGGGTAAATTACGGTCAGTCCAATCAGCTTTAAGCGGGTTCGTAAGTAAATTCCGGTCTAGTAGTGATGACTTAGGCTCTTCCTCTAAGAAATCTTCTACAGAAGTAACCCAAAATTTGGGTAACTTGGACAAGTCTTTAAAGAGATCCGCTAAAAACTTTGAAAACTTAGGAAAATCTGCCTCTCGATCCTCAGAAAAAGTTGGTAAGGCGGTACAAGATTCCTTGTACGGCAAATCAGCCGAAGAACGTGTGACACGCCTTGACCAAGATCTAGGTAAACTAGGCAAAACTTTTGATGGCATGGCGTCTAGACAACGGGCTGTTAGTGGAAAAGCCCGTGTACTAGGTTCGTCTACTCGGGATAGTATTAATAAGAAGGTTATCCCCGCTTTTCAAGAATTACACGCTACCCTAGATGACTACCCAGATGTTTTAAGAGACATAAATAAGCTAGAGTCTGAAAGATTCGATATGCTTGAGAAACACCCGGGGATGCTTGGGAAAGTTCGTGACGGGTTAACTGGGGTAAACGAAGGTCTGAAAAAGATGCAATTCGGCTTATCCGATGCTATGGCCGTTATTACTACGGGCTATGTTGGGCATGTGGGATTGGAAGTCCAAGATACCCAAAAACAATTCGCCCAAATTGGTGGCGCAGAAGGGTATGGCGAGCTAGTTGAAACTCTTAGACAGGCTACTCTAGCCGCAAAAGCCCCAATCCAAGAACTAGAACCCATGCTCCTGTCTATACGGGATGCTCGGTCTATTGCTCAGGACGCTCTTCCTGAGTTTATGGCTGGTATTTACGACATGAGCAAAGGTATGAATGTAGCAGCGGAAGAGTTAGCTGGTACATACGACCGGCTAACCCGTATTCAGGGTCTTAATGAAGCCTCTTTTGGCGGTATGATGGACGCTGTCCAGGGTATTGCCAATGAATCCGTTGTTTCTCAGTCTGAATTGGTGGCTATTTTAAATGATCTCGGGCCAGAGATGTTATCTTTGTCCCAAGAAGCAAGGCAAACCTATGCTCGATCTGCTCTTGCTGCTGCTGCCGTTGCGCGAGACTCTGGCTTAGACGCAAATTCAGGAAAAAATCTTCAGGACACTATACTAGATGACCCCCGAGAGTGGGCTAGACTCCAGGGGATTATGAATGCTACGGGTGGAGGAGATCTTAGAGATTATGTAAAAGACCAAGCAAAACTCCAGGAAATGTTTTCAGAAAGGCTCGGAAAGCAATTTGGAAATATGGATGTATTTGACCCCGTGCAACGACAGGGGTATAGAGCCATGGTGGGGTCATTAGACCCCAATATTGAGCGACTTCAACGTAAGTTAAAAAAGACTGGTGAAGGCACGGGGGGAACGGAAGATTTCCTAACTAAAGATTACACAGGTACTTTAGCGGGGTCGGCTAAAGCAGCTAGGTCGGGGATGTTGGAAAAAACAGAACAATCCAGGGGATTGGCGCAGTCTGCTACGGTTGTTACAGGTGAAAAACTCATTAGATCTACAGCAACAGTAATAGGCAAAATGAATGAAATGGCTGAAAAGGGAATAGTCGTTTTTGACAAAATGGATAAGAAATTTGGGGGATTATTTTCTACGGGTGCTGCGGCGGCTACTCTAGGTGGTGCTGCTTTTGGATTGGGTAAGTTTTTTCTCGGGGGAAAAGAAACTATTGGTGGGGTGTCCAACCCTTTTAATTCTGACTTTAGTGAAAATAGCGGTAAATTAGTGAAAGTTGCGGCGACGGCATTAGCTCTTTGGGGAGCTAAGAAAACTTATGATTTCGTTAAGGGTTCTACCGATACCAAAGAAGTAGTTAAGGAAGTTAGTAACCAAGAAAAGAGGGAAGCTCACACAGTGTCTTCTTTCAAACCCAGAGAAGTAGTTGGGGAGACTAAAAAGCAACTTTCTAGCATTGATATGTACGATCCCGTACAACGGCAAGCTGGTAGGCTACAACGGCAAGTTGATATGTACGATCCCGTACAACGGCAAGCTGGTAGGCTACAACGGCAAGCTGGTAGAGCGGGGGTAAGTGCTATTGACGATAAACAGATGGCGCAGATGCTAAAAAGGTCTAAAGGCATGAGTCTCTGGTTTGAAAATGTAAAAGAGTCCTTTGGTAGAACTTTCGAGTCTCTAAAAAGGTCTTTTATTAACCTAAGAGAGGCTATAAAACCCCTAACAGACCCCCTGATAAAAGCTACTAAGGCTATGTTTAACTTTGGTAAAACCGTAGTAAAGGTCTTAGGTAGCATAATCTTAACAAAAATTAAGATAGGCATAGGGGCTTTAGTTGCTGGTATTGAAATTGCGGTTAAATTTATAGAAAAACTTACTATAGGGATTAGGGTAATTTCTAAGATAGCAGAAACAGCTTTTAAAGCTATTTGGAGTGTGGGGAAAACAGTAACTACTTTCCTAAACCCGCTTAAGCTAATTACAATAGGGTTTGAAAAATTAGGCTATTATCTTGTAGATTTAAAAGAGATTGTGCCCAAGGTGAGTAAAACGGTCTATGAGTCCTTCAAAAGTGTTAATAAAACGGTAACCACCTTTTTAAATCCTCTAAAACTCCTAGAAAAGGGTTTTGAAACGCTGGGTTACTACTTTGAAGATATAAAAACCTTTATAGCTGATTTTGACTTAAAAGAATTTTGGTCTAATATTTTCAACGCAGAGAATATTAAAGATGTTGTAAAAGATTTTTGGAAAAGTATTTTTTCTTTCTTCGGAAAAGACAAGGAAGATGAGGTTAGAAACAAGAGAATAACGGTGCAACGGGCAGACAGAGAAAGCCAAGAAATGAGTGCCGCACAATTAGCAGAAAGAGCGGCTTCGCAAACAATTACGGGAGACAGTATAGACCCCCCCGATTTCTCGGACTATGTCGGAACTGCTACGCCTAAACAAAGTGCTACTAATTTTGGGGGTTTTCGTAATTTCCGGAATATTGGAGACGACTTTACGGGCTTCGGTGTTGCTCCCACAATGGATGGCAGTAAATTTACCACTGTTGGTGGTGGTGAAATGGCAAATGCCACACCTTTAGCCGCAGGACAAAGATCTACACATACCCTAAACCCCCTAAATAGACCTAGTAAGAACACAAAAACAATAACGCCTACGACGGTTCCTAAAACACAATATGTTGCCGGAGGGCTAGAAACCCCCTTTACCAACAAAAATGGGGAAACTAGTGAGGGGACTAAGCTAGCAAAGAATCAGTTGTCTGTGCAGGAACAAATGCTGGCGCATTTAGCCAAAATCGCAGAAAACACACAACAATGCTGTACCCCGGAAGCTAAATCTAAAGAAGCAGCGCCAAGTTTACGTAGCGGTGGTCCAACTCCGGGGGAACAGAAAGCCTTCTCTGTAAACGCTTGGGCAGCGGGGAATAATAACTACGGTGCGGTGTCGATTGGAGGCTCTGTATAATGGCTACTGAAAATAACATGTCCCACACGGGTACTACAGTCTTAACTCCTGAGGCTTTTTGTTTTATCCTTGACCGAGATAACGATACACGTTTAGAATTCCAACTTATGCCTCTTAATATTTCTGAGTCTAAGGGCGCAGTTTATAACGAAATACCTATTTTAGGTCGTTCTTTGCCCCTACTTGGGTATGCCTATTCCACGAGTAGAACGGTTGGTTTGTCCCTACAATTTGCTGTACTGCAGCAATACGGTAAATACTCTGCTGAATGGGTAATTGCCCAAGCACGTTGGCTTGAGAGTAAGGTTTACCCCGAGTATACCAGTGGGCTTACTTACCCACCCCCTCGCCTAGCTCTTTTTGCAGGTCAAGCGTTGTCTATGGATTGTGTTATGACTAGTGTTAATACTGTGTGGGAAGGACCTTGGGAGATACAAGGACCTAAAGCTAGCGCTTTTAGAGTGCAGGTAGACTGTACCTTCCAAGAATATGGTATGAACAATGATAGAGGGCATCCCTTCAGTCATTCTCAGGCTGTTCAGGGGAAAAATCAGCTCCCCGGTGGGGGTTCTGGGGGTTCTTCTTACATCGAAATTCCTTTGGGAGGAGATTCCTCTCTAGTAGACGCCACTAGTGGGTCTAACCCTTATTTTCCATAAAGGAGGTTTAGTTATGGGTATAGCCCAAAAATTTTTAGATGAGCAACGCTACAACAGTCTGTTAGAGCCTTTGAGTAAAGGAAGATTACCCCAGCATCTGACTACGTTACCCAGAAAATATCGTAAATCTTGGGCTTACCAAGAACCAAAAACAGGGCAATATTTTATAGGTACTTTTGCCCCCCTTAATATTGCTCCCCACCCCTCTGATACTTTGCACAATGTAGAAGGTGGCGAAATTGGAAGACCGGATATTATTTCCTACAGGCATTATAAGACTCCAGACCTATACTGGGTTATACTATGGATTAACAACATTCTAGACCCATTTGAAACTTTGTACCCGGGGATGGTATTGCGTATACCTACCCTGCAAAGACTTATGGAACTTGGAGTAGCTACTTAATGGTTGATTACTTGCGGAATAATTCCGCCCCAATGTACCAGACTATGGTTCCCTTTGTGGAAATTTTCATTAAGGGCAAGGATATTCTACGCTCTACAGACGGGAAACCTAGAACCCTATTATCCTTTAGTTTTACTGAACTTATTGGGTACTCTGGTTCTTTTAGTTTTGAGGTCTTTGACCCTGAGTATGTGGCTATTGAAGAACTTATCCTCACTACAGGGGTCTCAGGTATTGATGTTTCCGAAGATGCTTATAATGCTAATGCGTCTAACCCAACTCCGGGGAGTAGGCTATCCCCTATTCTTTTTCGTTTTGGGTATATTAGTAACGATGGCAAAGTTTTATCAAGCAGTGGGGAGTCCTACTACGCCGGGTCTGTAGAAACATACACCCCAACAATGGCTACAAATGGTGTGCAACTAACAATTACAGGCCATGTGTACGGTACCTTGCCTATGCGCCACCTTAAGAAAAGACCTATACCCGCTACATACAACATGAGTCTTTACGAAACGGTTAGAAAAGTTTGCACTCTCATGAATTGGGAATTCGTATCTTTAAATGATGGAGGAAAAGAACTTCCAGCAGATCAACAACCCGAGCCTCTTTTTGATGTAGGCCAAAGCTTAGATTCTACTGAAGAGCAACATAAATCGTTTAAAATGAAAGACAGCGAAACAGCTTTGCAGTTTTTAAACCGCATTATTATGGATGCGCGTCCTAACGATCCCAAATATGGTTTGTACGAAATATACTTAAACTATTCAGTCGATGAAAAACCCGAAGAAGGATCTACCCCGGTATCAACAGGGTACCTACATTTTGGTCCCCAGGACTTTAAACAGGCTCCTGTACGACGCTACATTTCTATGCGCGATCCAACAAGTGACGTTATAACTTTCGCCCCAACAGTCTTGGGTACTGTAGCTAGTATGGTGGGCGCAAGTGGTTCTGTGGTAAAAGGAGAGGACCCCGCTACAGGAGATACGAGTGTCAAAGTAAAAAACGCGCCTAACAGCTATGCTTCTTATTTTTCTAATCGAAGAAGACATACCTTTATTTACCGACCCCAGGATTCTTTCTATGCCCAAGGTTTTATCGAGAACCCTGCTAGCGAAGAAAAACTAGAGGGAACAAACACCGGGCCTCAAACTTTAGCCCCCGCTAATGCACACCATTTAGATGACGAGGTTATTACTGAAATATCTGTGCGTGAAACAGGAAAGATGAATGCGGATAGGCAATCCTTGAATCATTATTTATCGGCTCAGATGTTTGCTAACGAGGCTACTTTAGAAATTTTTGGTGACCCCTCCGACGATTTACAGGTGTCTAGGCTAGTAGTTGTTTTTGTACTTGTGCCTATAGGAGACGGACAGCGTTTTCGGATGCACTATACCTCCAATATCTATCAAATACACGGCATAACTCACCAAATTTCGGGAGGGACATATACAACCACCCTTCAATTACTCAAAAATTCTATTGGTGGGGAAGGGGGTGTCTCTTCTAAAGCACTATACGCCGAGTTGGATGATTTACTAGGTGTGGAAAATGGGAGTGCTGTTTCATGATTAGCTCTATTGCTAACATCGCTTTTGATTGGCTAGCGGGAGAAGGAGTTTTTAAAGCCGACAAAATAGTGCTTGTAAGAGCTACGGTAGAATACAACCGCGATCCCCAACACCGAGGTAGGGTGATGGTAAGAACTCTTGAAGATGGGCCAGAAATGGGTATCCAAGATAACTCTAAGCCAAGGGTGGCCACTTTTGATCTTGGTTGGTGTACCCCTATATTTGGCCAGGGGGGAGGTAGTGGTTTTGGAGCTTTCACTGTCCCCTATGTTGGAGCTAAAGTTTTTGTCTTATACGAGCGTGGAGTATCTACTAACCCTGTTTATTTTGGTGGATGGTTAGCTAACCCCTCACGACCTAAAAGGTATGGAAGCACAAAAACAACACTAGAGCCACCTCTTAAATATGACAAAGACGACCCCGGTTACGGAGATTATCGTTATCCCCAGAAACCGCCTCCATACCATAACTGGTGGGTAGAGGCACAAGGCCCAGAATTGCCCCTAGAAGCTCGACAAATGGAAGACCACACCCCCGACACCCAAGTAATGTTTAAAACGTACAAAGGGGCTTCTTTCATCGTAAAAGAGCGTGATGAAGATGAAGAACTTATTATTACAGATCGTCTAGGAGCAGAATTACGTTTTGAGTCACATGTAGCCAAAGTTAAGCTAGACGAAGCAGATGATCCCGCAAAAACGCCCCTGCAAATACTAAGACGGAAATTAGGGAGCGGCACACAGCAAGAATCTTTTGGTCCTGGGGCTGTGTACAACGGGGAGCACAGAGTTCGTCTTGTAAATGCCGGTGGTGCAGGACTAGATATTAGTGTGAATGCTTCTGGTTCTAGTAGAACTACGGTACAATCTCATAGCTCTAGCGACACAGCTATAGATAGTGCGGCTACAAAAGCAGCTATACAGCTAGACCAGGGTGAGCGTAAGGTAACAGTAGTTTTAAAAGAGGGGGGATTAGACAGCGGTAGAGTAGAAATTGACGCTGTGGGAAGTATAATCAGGATAACAGGGTTACAAAATGTTGAGGTTCGGGCTGACTCAGATATTGTTCTTGCCGCGCCAAATATTAGGCTTAAGGGCAACGTTACTTTGGATGGTGAGTTTAGGCACACTAGTCCAGACCAGTTTGTGCTAGTAAACAACAAGCCTAATCCTTTTGATTCACCTATTACCAACCTTAATGTACTCAGTAGTATAAACACGCCCTCTTTTAACGAAAGTGACCAGAAATTCATTGATGACGTGGACTTTAATCGGGATTAATTTATGGCTAACGACACCACAGACTTTGGAAGACAACAAGATAAATACCTGAAGTATACAACTGCCTCGGGCGACATTAGAGACCTGTACGCCTACTACAGATTTTCAGACCACGAATCTACTAGCCTAGCTTTAAAAAACAAAAAACTAAAGAATCAAGACGTATATTTTGAGGGATATATGGACTTTTCTTTTATTGACTGTATTTTTGAGAAGGCTTTTTACTTTGGTTTTGAAGGCCCAAAATTAGACGAAGACACTAGAGGTACAGAATTTAATCCTGACCCTTTCCCCCCTTATGGGCACAACGCCCTCAATTTTACTCGGTGTGAAATTACGCAACCTGTGAATATACAAGACAACTGTGTCGCTATTTTTAAAGAATGCTTATTTAAGGATGCCTGTGAGGTTGTTGCAATACATGACTCTTGCCGGGTTGAGTTTATTGACTGTATTTTTGAGAAGTGCGACATATCTTTATCTAAATTTTGCACTTTCAAATTTATTGGGTGTACTCACGGAGCCTGCGACAGCACCTATATCTCTGCCACAAATGCGAGTAAGGGATCAGTTCACAGCGGTAGTTTTTCCGATTTCGCCCCAGATTATGTTATTCATGCTGATAATGGGTCAGAAATTACTGTAACTAGCCCTAGGTCAGATTTAAATTCTAACCATGATTGCGTGTTTGCAAATAATGCGTCCACTATCAAGGCTTTTGCGGGTAACAAAATCCAGGGGAAACCCGCTGTTTCTGCTAAAAACGGTAGTAAAATTGAGGTTAGAGATTTCAGGGGCTTAAGCAGCGGCGGACTTTATGGTGTTTTTTCAGATAGTGGGAGCGAGGTTTACTGTGATCTTGTTGGGGCTATCCATAGTGCAGAAAGCAATGCCGCCAAAATAAGCGGGGGATCTAAAGCTCGGTTCAATAATGTGGAATTAATTTCCTCCCCTCTAGAAAGCGCCATCTTTGTAGAGGAAAATAGCGATGTGTCTATTTTTAAAGTTAAGGAAATTAGTAGTGTTGATGCGAAGTGTCTTGAGGCCACAGATTCTAGTGTGTCTATAAACCAAGTGAAGATGGCTATAACGGTAAATGACGATGTCATGTGGTTAGATAACTCTACGGGATATTTTAGGGTATTCGACTTAATGGCGATGACTAATGGAACAGCTGTAGTTCACTCTAAGAACGGCTCACATGTGTACATGACCAATGTAAAAGTAATCGCTACAACCACAGGAGACGCTGTTAGGGCAGACGAAGCTTTTTTAGAAGATTCTACCGGAGAGTTTAGGGTGGGTGAAGCCTCCGGTTATCACTCCATGAACGATGGAGTCATCACAACTCGTCTCATTAAGGATGTCTCAACTACAGCAGGACCAGGGGTTCTAATTGAGGATGCGGGTGTTGATATCCGCACAATTAGTCTCTTAACCGGCAAAACTTTTGGAATCGAAGGCACAGACGCTCGGGGTATTATCAAGGATAACACCAAAATTATTGGAACAGAATCAGCGGGAATTAGTATAAATGGAACCAGCGGTGTGCTATCTATCTTCGATAACACGCTCGTTACTTCCTCTGCGGAAGAAGCTTTTGTTTTTAGCGGGGAACACGACAAAACTCAGGTGGGGAACATAGCCGAGACAGACTCACCATCAAATGCTATTGATATTAGTGGGTACACGGGGGGAACACTCATGTTTAAAGACATGGGTGTAATAAACGCGGAGGATATTGGGGTACAGGTAAACGCTACCGGGGGCTACGTAGGATTTACAAATATTGGGAAAGTGACTAGTGGCGCGGAGGGTTTCAAGGTTACTACTTCTGGGCAAGCTAAAATGACGCTAGACAATATTGGAGATACGCTGGGTGTGCCCGATACTATTTTTGACCTTACTCTGCAGGATGACTCGCAAGTCCTAGTGAGTAATATTGGGCTGTTGCGCACCAACAACCCAGTTAAAATAAGTACTAAGAAGGATACTAAGGTCATCTTTAGAGATATTGGGGCCATAGAGTCAGAAGAACACGCTATGGTCGGAACATGCGAAGGGGAGCTTATAGTTAAGCGCATTGCCTCTTTAACAAGCGGTACTGGGGGTATTTTTGACATATCTGGTAATAATTCTTCCCAGTCTAGGGTTAAACTGGTGGATATTGCTTCCATTTTCCAAAAATCAGCTTCAGGGGATGGTATAAAATTTACTAACTTCTCACGCATAGATATTAACAATGTCACCTCTTTTGAAGGTTCTATTAGGGGGTTTGCGTTTTACTTGACAGGTATATCCCGTAACATTGGCGATATTAATTTCATTGATGTAGCGTCTGTGGTTACCAAGAAGGGGGGAGGCGTATACGCTGCTAATGGTAGAAAAGCATATATTCAGGGAGTATCCTCCCAAAGTGAAATAACTCTCGGAACAGCGGCTACATGTGTGCAACTCGCTGGTATTGGGGGAGAAATCTCGGGGTATGCTTTTGACTCTGATGGTGGAAAAGCTTTGGATATTGCAGGTAGTACCACTATTATAAATGATATAACTGTGCCCGAGGACAACGGTTCAGTGTCTTATGCCGCGAGTAATATCACTCATAACAATGTTTCTTTTGCTGACCCCGTTACTGTCTCCTCTGCTTCTATTCTGGATTTGTACACCACTACTTTTGGGACAGCCATACTTTCAACGGGGTGCGTGTTCAAGGCCCATAATTCAACAATAGATATTCTGGTAATTGGCGTACTAAACAGCCTAGTTCTGCTGAATACTACAGTTACAGAGCCTATGATTATCCCCGCTACTAGTTATCTTATTGGGTGTGGCGCTTATACGGCTGCTCCAATAGTTGAAGGTTCAGCTATTGTTGTTGGCCCCGCAGGATTTGATGGTATGTCGGGTGCGGGGTGTGCCATAAATGTTTCCAATTCAGAGGTTGGTGAATTCGCTGCTCAAGAAGCCCTAAGAACAGGAATAAAGGTATACAACGACGCCATAGGAATATGGAACAACTGGGGACAGTGGTAGTATGCTTACTTACACGCTGCAGTACCCCAATATAAATACTAAGTTTTACACCCCTCGGTATATTTCGCCTGCTGTTAGAAACACGAATATCCCTGTAATGATTCCCCTACCAGAGTTACTTCTTGGAGATTATGGGACTCCTGAAGTTCCTGAGGTGGTTACTGCTTTCTGGCAGGTGTTAAAAATACGTGGT